CTACAGATTCTTACTTATTTAAGAAAAAAATATTTTCTAAAATAAAAAAATTTTGTCAAGAAAGTATAGAAATATTTGATAATCAAATATTAAACACAGATCAAAAATTAGTTATAACTCAAACATGGGCAAATAAAAACCCTAAAGGGGCTACCCATCATGATCACATTCACCCTAACTCTGTTTTATCTGGAGTTTTTTATTTAAGGTTAGAACAAGGTATGCCTCCAATAGTTTTTAACCAAACACTTCTTTCAAATATAAAAAGAGTAATTACAAAATACAACGAATTTAATGCAGAGACTTTTTTTCTACCAATGGTGTCTGGAGAGTTAGTTTTATTTCCGTCTTATTTAAGACATATGGTGCCAGTAAATAAATCTGATAAAGAAAGAATTTCAATATCATTTAACACATTTGTTAAAGATACACTAGGTAGTGAAAATGACTTAACTGAACTAAGGGTAAAAGAGGTGGCAAATGTCTAATTATAAAATAGATGATTATGTGTATGTTACAAACGTAATACCAAAAGAACTTTGTAAAAGAACAATTAAAATTTTAGAAAAGAATAAATGGCAAAAACATCAATGGTATAACGCAAATGATGGAAGTAGAATATCAGAAGAAACTAAGGAATTAGACGTAACTGATTATAATAGAGAGTTACAAGCAGAAACTGCTAAATTTTTAGTAAAAGCATACGCTGAATATGAAATTAAATTTAGAGGAAACACAAAAAAAACAGCAGGAATATGTAATAGCTTTTCACCTTTTAGACTAAATAAATATTCAAAAGGAATGCTAATGCGTAAACATTACGACCATATTCACTCTATATTTGATGGGTCTCGTAAGGGCATACCATGTCTTTCTTTTATAGGTATTTTAAACAGTAATTTTACAGGGGGAGATTTTATAATTAGAGATAAAAAAATTAAAACAAAAACAGGGGATATTATTATTTTTCCTAGTTGTTTTTTATACCCCCATGAGGTAACAGAGGTCAAAAAAGGGGCCCGATATTCATTTGTCAGTTGGGGATTTTAGATATATAATACTAATTATATTATCGATATAATGAGGTTATATGCTACAAAAAATAGGTTTTCAACCTGGAATTAATAAACAAATTACACCAACTGGAGCTGAAGGGCAATGGATTGATTGTGATAATGTTAGGTTCAGATATGGCACTCCTGAAAAGATAGGTGGTTGGAAACAATTAGGTGAGAGTAATTTAACTGGCGCAGGTCGTGGCCTCCATCACTTTGTAAATAGTTTAGGTAGAAAATATGCTATTATTGGGACAAACAGGATCTTATACGCATTCTCTGGTGGTGTATTTTATGACATACACCCAATTAAATCTACAAATACATTAACAAGCGCATTTACCACAACCAACGGATCAGCTGAAGTTACAATAACATTTAGTAGTGATCACGGTATATCTGCACAAGATATAGTTTTACTAGATAATTTTTCTACAATTACAAATTCTAACTTTGGTTCTTCTGATTTTGATGATAAAAAATTTATGGTTACTACTGTGCCATCATCTACAACAATTACTATAACTATGCCATCAAATGAATCTGGATCTGGTGCAACAACGTCAGGTGGTATTAGAGTTCAACACTATTATACTGTAGGTCCAGCTGTACAAGCAAAAGGTTTTGGTTGGTCTTTAGGAACTTGGGGTGGTGAAGAAGTAGGAGCTTTTACAACCACACTTTCTGGTGCAATAAATTCTTCAGCTACAACCGGTATAACATTAGCTGATCCATCTCAGTTTCCAGATTCTGGTACAAACTTTGTATTAATAGGCACAGAGGAAATATCATACACAGGTATTAATTCATCTAATGAATTAACAGGTGTAACAAGAGGTGTAAGAAATACGACGGCTGCATCACACGGTGCAGGAGATACAATAACCAGCACAACAAATTTTGTAGCATGGGGTGAGGCAGCATCTGGTGATTTAGTTCTTGAACCTGGTATGTGGTCTCTAGATAATTTTGGTGACAAAGCAATTTGTTTAATTCATGACGGTGCTGTATTTGAATGGAACTCTGTTGCATCAAATGCAACAGACACTAGAGCTACAATTATATCTGGTGCGCCAACTGCATCAAGACACATGTTAGTATCTACACCAGACAGACACTTAGTATTTTTTGGAACAGAAACAACAATTGGTGATACATCCACACAGGATGATATGTTTATTAGATTCTCAGATCAAGAGGATATAAATACGTACACACCTACAGCAACCAATACGGCTGGCACACAAAGATTGGCCGACGGATCACAGATTAGAGGAGCAATCAGAGGTAGAGATGCAATACTTGTTTGGACTGACACAGCGTTATTCACACAACGTTTTGTTGGTCAACCATTTACCTTTGCGTTTGCACAGGTTGGAACACACTGTGGACTTGTCGGACAGAATGCTTGTGTTGAGGTTGATGGTGCTGCATATTGGATGTCAGAGAATGGTTTTTTTAGATATGCTGGTAAATTAGAATCATTACCATGTTTAGTGGAAGATCATGTTTATGACAATATAAATCTAGAATCTGGTAATCAAATGGTATCAGCAGGTCTAAATAATTTATTTGGTGAGGTTATGTGGTTTTATCCGACAACAGGATCTAGTGTTGTAAATAGAATGGTGTGTTATAATTATTTTGATTCATCTCCACAAAGACCTGTGTGGACCGTTGGCACACTTGCTAGAACAATGTGGGAAGACTCTGCAGTATTTGGTAGCCCACACGCATTAGAATACGATGCAGATACAGATACATCTTTTGATGTTGTGGGCAACACAGAAGGTAGAACAACATACTATCAACATGAAACAGGAACTGATCAAGTTAAAGGTGGAACTATTACAGCCATTACAGCAAATATTGCATCTGGAGATTTTGATATTACACAAGCAAGAGCATCAGGAACTGGACAAGCAACAGGTGTTGCAACTTTTAGAGGAGACGGTGAATTTATAATGAAAATTAGAAGATTTATACCTGATTTTATATCTCAAACTGGTAACACACAAGTTACATTACAATTAAGAAATTTTCCTAATGATAGTCAAGCTAGTTCTGCACTAGGACCATTTACCGTGTCATCATCTACACAAAAAGTAGATACGCGTGCAAGAGCAAGAGCTATAGCATTAAAAGTAGAAAATACATCTTCTGCTCAAAGTTGGAAACTAGGAACTTTTAGATTAGATGTACAACCGGATGGACGTAGATAATGGCAAAGATAGTACAAGTATTAACAAGGGCTAGTAAAGAATATGATGTTACAGTTGCAGAATCACAAGTTAGAGATCTTGATGCAATTGTAGAAAAATTAAATACAACGTTTCAAGAAGAACTAAAAGATGAGGTAGAAGCATTTAACTTCTTTTTAAATTAATGGCAAATAGTTTTATAAATAAAAAAGCAGATTTAACGACAACAGATTTAACGACATTATATACGGTGCCTAGTTTCAAAGCTGCTGTTGTAAAATCATTATTAGTATCAGAGGATGCTGGATCAGGATCTACAATAACTATAACATTAGTAAATTCTAGTGGCACAATATTTAATTTATTTAAAGACAAAGCCATAGGATCTAAAGCAACAACAGAACTTTTAACTCAACCTCTTGTAATGGAAGAGAGTGAAGTATTAAAGGTACAAGCTGCTGACGCGAACGAGCTGCACGTCATAGCTTCAATATTAGAAATACAGCCAAGAGAGGTAACAACATAATGAAAGACATACCAGTCATAGAACCAAAAGAGATTATAACAACAATAACAAATATGAAAACAGGCGAAAAATATAAGGATGACGCTGAGTGGAAAGCCAAAGGTATACCAGAATCTGACATAAGAAAAGATGTTAGAGTGATTATGCCAAGCCTTGATTTATTTGGAGAAACAAAATAAAGTAGACAAATGGCCATAACAAGAGCACAAATAGCAAGACAGATGTATAAAAACGGACAAGGTCCCGCAGGGGGAGCTTCTTCTGGTGGAAACTATGGCGGAAATGTAGGAGACGCAAGTAAAGGTCAAGGTGGTTTTTCCGACAGTGAAAGATTCCAAATGGAAAATTTACGACAAGAAGTAAGAAGACAACAACAGGAAAAAATAGAAGAACAATTAGAACCTTTTAGAAACATAGGAGGTAATGAAAGAAAGTTTACAAATTTTTTAACAAAAATTTCACCAATTTCAAAACTTGCAACAAAACTTGGTCCACTTAATAATAGAGATTTTTTTCTTGATAAAGTTATAGGTTCTAAAAATTTTTCTGATTTAACTAGAGAAGAGTTTGCTAATTTAACTGAGGAAGAACAAGAGAAAAAGTTTCAAGACTACATGACAAATAGAATGTCTGGTGCAACAGATGCTTATGGTAATACAATTGGATTAGGTGGTGGTGATGGTCAACAATTTATTCCTTCACAAATGATGATGGCCCAAGCACCAAGCATCGTGGCACCTGAACCAGAAAAGAAAAAATTAGAAGGTTTAAGATTAGCGTTCAGAGCCAATGGCGGTAGAATAGAAGCACAAGAAGGTGGTGGAATCGAACAAAGATTAGAACAATTAGGTGGTGATGTGACCTCTGCAGAACGAGTGTTACAAGCAATTAATCAAAGATTAAAGACAGCTGAATCTAGTTTAGGTTCAGGTGGTGGTATTGGTGGTTTACCAAGTATTGGTGGACCACAAGTAACAGCAGAAGATTTAAAAAAGATGGCGTCCGATAAAACAGGTGGATTAACAGTTACAAATTTAGGACAACTACCAAGACCAGATAATCCTTTATTACGTCCTGGTGCGGCTGCACAACCAATTAACCTTTTTAATGCTGACTTACCAGATAGATTAATACCTATAGACCCTTATAAAAACACAATGTTAAGTGGATTAAGTCAAGATGGTCAACGATTTGATTCTGCTCAAAGTGCGTTTGATGCTCTTGCAGAACAAACTCGTAAAGCTCGTGAGGTTAACCCTTTTACTCGAGATGTGATTGGCACTGAAAGGTTTCAAGGTGCAGAAGGATTTAAAAGTTTTACTGACATGTTTAATAAAATAAATGACCCAAGTTACGTTGCACCATCACCACAATTATTATCTGCTCAAGGAAGTTTAGGCATACCAGCAGCAGGTTACGCGGATGGTGGTAATGTTGTAGGTGGAGAGTTTGATTTTGAATCTGCAAGACAGATGTATGGTCTAGGTAAACTTGTTAAGAAAGCAACAAGAGCCGTGAAGAAAGTTGCAAAGTCACCGATAGGTAAAGCTGCATTAATGTATACAGTAACAGGTGGTTTAGGTAACTTAGCACAAGGTCAAGGATTTTTTACTAACTTCATGAGCCCCAAAGCTTTTCTTGGTGGTGCTGGCAGTATATTTAGTAAAGAGGGTTTAAGAAATATTTTGGTTGGAAGACCAGGTTTTTATGAAAATTTAGCAAATGCACCTGGACAGGGTGTTTTTACAAAAGCAACAAAAGGCATATTAGGATCAGGTGGTGCATTATCAGTCGGTAAAGCAATCACAGCAGCATCATTATTACCCTTACTAGGTATTGGCACAGGTGAAGAAACAGAGGAAGAGGCAAAAGCAATATTAGATCAATCAGGTTTAGACATAGATGCAATTAGAGAATCTTATTTAGCTGAGGATCAATATAGAGCCAGAAGATTTAAAGCAGAAGGTGGTTCTATGAAAGAACCAGTAGCAAAGAAAACTATGCCATTATTAGATATGGGTGGACAAGAGATGGATTTAAGAGCTGAAGGTGGCTTTGTGCCAATAGGACGTATGGAAAAAGCAG